AACGCGCGCGTCCGATGTTCCAACGGCTTGCGAGATAATCAACAATCTCTTCCGTATATTTACCTTTAAATTCAGGACATATTTCTGTATATGATCCTTCATCCACGTAAGGAAGTCTCTCTTCTTCTTGTAACTTATCACTCGGGTATGTCCAGTATTTTCCTCTGACATTTCCACCTACTATAGAATTGGGGTCTCCAGGCTTCCGATTAAGACAGATAGCATTAAAGTCAACAAGACTAGAATCATCAGTCGAGTGCTCGTGCGTTCGTAAAAATTCTTTATAGTCTTCGTAAAGTTTTTGAACATCTACTTTGTAATCGTCATATCTTTCAACATAACGGAATTGGAAATATTTTGTATTCGAAACGCTCTCGATCATAGATCTTTATCCTCTCTTGTCCATGCGTATATACATAATTTTTCTTGGACTTCCATTGCATATCGTCAACTATGTCAAAAAGTTTAGTAGCACTTCCATCATCCGCTTTTCTCAATCCTCTTCCTATCGATTGTAAAACTCTTATTTGAGATTTCGAAGGAGAAGAAAACACAATGTTATGAAGATTGCGGATATTGACACCTGTAGAAAACACTCCCATAGAAGCGACCACAATTGCATTTTTTTGATTCTCCGTAATTGTTCTAATTGCTTCTCTATCAGCAGTAGCCGTTTCACCTGAAACAAAAAAGACTTTTCGATTCGAATCAACTTTAGTTCTTATCATATCATATAAGACTTTTCCATGCTTTTCAACATACTGAAATAATACTAATGTATTTCCCTTTTGATCTATAGATAGATTTGTTAAGAATTTATTTCTCTTTTCAAAAGTAACAATATAATCTAATTCTTCTTGATATTTTTTATTAGTCACATCTTTTCTGATATCATCAGAATATCCAAGCTCTAATATATTTATCTTCAGTTTAGCGAGAGTATCACTATCTTGCAAATCTTTTGTGGTTGTGACATTAAATACTCTGCCAAATAATCCTTCTAAAACGAGCTTATGTGTTTGTGTTCCATCTAAAGTGCCAGTAGTTCCTATTCTGTATCCAGTGTTCACACACTTATTCATAAGAGTCGTCAACGATTTAGATTTAAATCCATGACACTCATCGCCTATCACCATTTCAAAATCAGAAAACCAACTCGGATGAAATTTATATACAGATTGCCATGTGGTTATAATAATCCTTTCATCTGTATTTTTATCTTTTCCTGAATAAATCTTATGCGCGTGATCATAACCATAATCACTAAAATCAGAATGCATCTGCTCAACCAGTGACGTAGTAGGAACAATCACTAAGACTTTTCCTTTTACCCATTGTGATAATGCATATATGATGAGAGATTTTCCAGATCCAGTGGGTGATAACAATATCGCTCTTTTAACACGCAATGCTTTTTTAAGAGCATCATATTGGTAATCTCTAACTTCAAAAGGCAGATTGAGATTTTTGAGAAAATACTTTAGATCATTATCATCGACTTCTTCAACATCCCAAGGCGATCCATAATGTGTAGTTTCTGTTTCTACAAGATAGTTTCTTTTAGCACAAAAATTTGTAACATATGTGAATAGACCTACTGGCAGTTCTTGAGATTGAGCGTTATAGAGTCGAATTCTTCCATCCCATACTTTGTTTCTATAGGCAGGCATGAATTTATATCCAGGTACATAGAACGAAAAAAAATCGGATAGTTCTTGTGCAATTCCTGAATCACATCGTACCCGTAATGCCGACTCATTAATCTTACTGATGGTAAGTTTATCCGCCACTTTCGAATTGTCTCCACTTTATCATGTTGCTTATTGTCTGATGCCGCCATTTAACATTCTCAACAATTTCTGTTAATGTATCTATGCAAGTTTTAAGATACTCGATTTTTTGTTCTGACTCTTGTATTTCAGGATCTGAGTCATAATAATAATCCATCTCACCTTTAAGAATCTTTAATCCATCGAAAGGATCTGGTTCCCATCCTTCTTTTTCGATATCATCCTGATTCATCTTTCCATTATAGTATAGCCACTTCTTTTTGAGAAGCGTTTTCTGTGTGAACTCAGCGCTTTTCTTACGAAGTTTGGCTGTAGCCAATAATTCTAAATATTTAGCATGTAGTGCTGGTATTGCTCTAGAAGTTTCAAACAGATCATTTGTATCTATCTTACAATCTTCTTTCCACTCTTTCATAATAAATTCTAAATTCATAACATTTCCTTCACTTTTGGCATCATTATTTTCGCTATCTCTTGATTAGCGAACGTGTTCGGATGACCATCTCTAGGTCCACAAAAATATTTATCATGGTTTTTTTGATCGTGACACCACTGTGCTACACGAAAATTGATATTTTTTCTATTATGAATATCAAATCTATTTCTAAATCCTGATAAATCGAACTTTTCAACATGTGAATGATCTATTGGTTCAGGACCCCAAACTTGTATTGAATTTGGGAACATCTTTTTAATAGTGTCAATAACTCTTTGAGTTCTTATCCTAATATTTTCCCAACAAAAAAAATTCGTTTCATAAAACAAAATCTGATATATGTCCATCATCCATTCTTGATCACTAACAAAAGCCTCATCATTATGCTTTATCTTCGATGGCAAGTAATTAGCAGAAACATGATGATCAAGATCTTGAATTGTGAATCTCCATAATTGAGTCCAGTTAACTATCACAAGATCATAATCGACTTCATTAGTATGATCTAAGAGTCTTTTGAAAATATACTCATTATCTGCACCAGAATAACCGACAATATCAATTTGTGCATTAAGCTCATTTGCTATAATTTCTGGCCAAAATATAATGTCTTTGGCAGCAGGTAATTGATAACACGGTTTAGCCTTATAATCAAAAAAGCTATCACCTATTGCTAATATTTTATTTGACTTCGAAGTATGAGAACCTGAAACTTGCGGGGTAAATAACATAATTCACGTCTCCTGATGCTGCTTCAAATTGAATATCCCCTAAATTTGTAGGAATAGCATCTCTATATATTATACTTTTCACGACATTATTATGACTACTTAATATGTTGACAGTAATATCAGCTGCAGTTGGCCCTTTACCTGTCGCGTCCGATTCAACAGGCATGACCATATTTGCATTTAAAAACGATTCCATCCATTTTAGAAGTTCTGTGTAACCAGATAAATCTTCATCGAGAATTATCATCGCAGAAACTTCACCATAGTTTATAGTGTCAGCTGGCATAGGTAAACCGGGCGACAATCTAGGTATCGCTATTTCTGCTGCAGTAGCTGTAACAGCAGGATGCAAAATAGATTGAGCAAAAAACTCAAGATTAGGAAAGTATTTTCTATTGATTGAAATCTTGAAACCGGTAGGCTGTAAGAAACTTTTGTTTGTTTCTAACTGCGATTCAAGAATTCCAGTTGATATTGTAGCCATCAATAACTCCTTTAGAGCTATTTATATGGCTTACTCATCATCCTCTTCTTTCTTATCATCTTTTTTAGTGGGAGGATGAATAACATCATCAGACCCTTGTTCAAAATAGTACTTAGCAATTCCACCTAAAATTGGAAGGAAAGCACCAATAAGAAGATTGAGAAGATCTTTACTGGATTGAGTGAGTTCTTCTGTTGCAGATAACATCGTATGTACGATATATCCAAACAGACCGAGGGTTGCAAGACCTATAAAAAGTCGAGCCCAAAAACGTGCGTACTGAATTTTTTCGTTTGTGGGAATAGTGGGTTTAACAACTATAGGCCTAGGAGGTTTATTTTTTGGCGCCATTTTTTTGGTTACAGTAGTTTCTTCAACTACATGCTTACCATTTCCATTACCATTTTCTTCTGCCATCACTTACCTCCACGCTGTACTTCCGATTGTTGCTTTGCTTGATCAGCTGCATTTTTACCAGATATAAACCCGGCAATAATACCGACTATACCAGTGATAGCCATCGAAAGTAAATTGATCACATCTTTGCTTGGTTCACGATGTTCTTGCATCGCTACCCAAAAATCACCTAGAGTTATAACAAAAAGCAATACGATTGTACCAAAGGCCAAGGCCATTACAATCCAATCTTTCATTTCGTTTCTAGACATTGTTCTCCTATAAAAAAAGGGAGGCCGAAGCCTCCCTGTAAGTGTAGAGTTTAAACCTTAATTATGTAAGGATATTATCTACGCGGAAAATTCTGTAGTACTGGTTAGTCTTAACACTTGCCAGATTATCAGAAGGTGTTGATCCAACAAAAGGATTAGT